ATCTTTACGTAATGGCGGTATGGTGTTTGCTGCGGCCATGTTCGATCGTAAAGTTAAGATCCTGGACTGCGAAGCCGTCGACATGTACTTAACTTTTCTAACTTCAATCTACGGCGCGACCATAACAGGCGTTACTGGTATTCAAATCGAGTGTGCAAACACTGCCGAATACTTCATTAATCAGGACACGCCCCGCGTTACCTATTCGCACGGTAAAGCGCTCGACGTTAGGGCCGCGGTCGAAGCAATCGGCGTTGTGGATCTCGACGCTATCGAGCGCCTGTTGAACCGCTGCGCGGTAATTCCGTTTGATGCTAACCAGCGGGCCGGGTACTTCGAAAACGCGCTGCTCGGCGATCGAGCGAAGCCAGAGCGCGAGATCGAGCGCCGTCGGTCGGATATGTCGCTCGAGCGTGTTATCAACCCCGCTCATAAGAAATGGGTACGCGAATCGGTCCAACTGCGCGAAGCGTACCAGGACGGGCCCGGCCAGGAATTACCGAGCCGCCGCGATACCTTGCTTGGTGCCTGGTCTGCAGTGACTGATTTCTGCGACCACCGTCGCAGATCGACCGACGCGGGCCGGGGAGCTCAGGCCTTAATCGGGTCGGGGCCGGATTCGATCCGGTCCATCAAGCGCCGCGCATTGGCCGCCGTTTACCAATTGGCGGCTTAGGTGTGCATTGGTTACACGTACTCGGACACTGGGCGTTTATCGCCGTCGCGCTGCTGGCGCTGGTTATTCTCGGCTTAGTGGTCCTAGCTTATAACCTTATTTTATCGCTAATTTCTAAAGACTAACCGCCGCGCCCGAGGGCGGTAATGCTCGGGACCTCCAATTAGCCCCGCTTCGGCGGGGCCTTTTTTTGGCCCTAGGTTAAGGGCCTAGAAAGCGCCCATGTTGGCCTTGTAGGGTCCTGTAGTGCGATCTAAGCGCGTTATAATCTAGGGCACCCCGTAGCACTACCCTGTTGATTGCGTTCGATCTGGGCGATCCTAGGGCGTTGTAGTATCCCCACTATTTTATAAGGTATTTGTGGATAACTTTTGCCCGATCTTGACCTGTGGATAACTTTTTGGCGAAGTGTTGTAAAAAAACAACAGTGGATCCGGCCGAGTATATTAGAATTTAATTATATTCGAATATTAGAAAAGTCTAATATTATTAAATGCTTATTCTTTTTTTCACGATTCCTCCCGCCAGCGCTTCTGGGGTGCTCACAAAAAAACATATAAAAAAACAGCGTCACGACAAAAAAAGCCGTGTCACGATTCAAAATCCACCGGGTACTTTTCTTTTCTACGAAAAATTTTCTCTGGCTTGTGAACAAAGCCGCTGTACTTGCTCTGTTTAGCGACTAGATTCCTCGCACGTTTGCGTGCTCTCTTACTCTTGGAGTCCTGTCGATCTTCCATAAGTGTCTCTTTGACCCCCTCTGTGAAGGGGCCCTCCGTACAGGTAAGCACTTACGTGCTTACAGTTGGTACTCTAACTCAGTATTCCGGCGTAGATTACATCGTGGGCTCTACGGGACCCTCACCTTCACATTAACCCGGATTCATCCTCGGGGTCATACAGTCGAGTCGAGTCACACCTTTCCACCTGATCCATCCAGCGCTAAGGATGATATTGTCTGTCAGGCAACAGTTCTGGTTACATATATATACCAATAAGGCGTAAGCCTTTGATTATAAAGGCGTAATATGGAGCTTTACTTTTTGGGCAAGCTCCTGTAAACTACCAAGGTTTCAATGACATAGGAGCTATTGGTAGTTATATGTATGGTCGTGACAAAAATAACAAGGCAAACGACATTTTGGGGAAGATCAAGGGACTAACTAAGAAAGCCATCTACGAGCAAATAAAGACTGGTTCCATGCCTAAGGAAACTCTCCTTAACCGGTGCCTGACACTCATAGAGGCTATTCAAGCCATCACTAGTGTAACAGCTAGGCAGAGGAACAAAGCACTAAAAGAAGCATGGGAGGTGTATCTGACACTTACCGACTTCACAGGCCCTGAGAGGCCGGACTATGATTCTACTCGAGAAGTAGGCTTGCATATGGTAGACAAGACTAGTATAGTAGTTGACTATGAGCTTCCTCCAGTCTTTAGGGGAGGCCTAGGCTACGCACAAGTAAGCTGGGAACATAGCTTTCACGGGAAGGAAGGGAAAGGTACAGTTTGGGGAAACCAATATTGGCAACCAGAGAGGGCTAAGAGAAATGGTAAGAAATCACTTGCAGACACTGACTACTGGGCAGTCAAGAAAAGATGAGGGCATAGTCCAACTACTTCACCCGGATGATCCTGTTGCTAAGATCTATAAGTCTTATTTAAAGAGGAGACGGTTTATGGCAGAGAAAGAGAATATCGAGCATGTTGAGCGGTATTTCGGCTTGATTAACGATGAATGCACAGATATTATTGATTATATAGCTGAATGGAGGCGTGATGGTAGGGATCGTTCTGATCTGGACTACCACACTGACCTTATCAAGGGCTGTATTGGGTATCTGAACGATCATCTGGAGGATTTGGAGAATGAAATTGGTAAGTTGAGTAAGTCTGAGTTGTAACCCCTTATGGGAGGGAGTTGTATCCGCTTATACAGCGGCTACATCTCAGATTGCCCCGCAAACCTTTTTTCAGCCAATCTTCTGTCCTCTTGAGGGAAAGTCGAATAAACCGACATATAGAAGAGAGGTCTATACGGACGGAAGTTGTTTTAACTAGTAGTAGACGGTTATAGGAGAAACGCTGTGGACGTGTTAAGTTCTGAAGTATTGGCTCCCTACTATCAAATAGAGGATGAGCAATGTATAAAGCCTGCTAATGAGTTTACTAAGGAGGTTCTTGATTACTATCTGGTTGGTGAGGACGTTGCTGGTGTTGCCTTACCTTGGGGCAACATAGAGGATAAGTTTAGACTCAGAAATGGGGAATGTACCATCGTAGGGGGTATTAACTCGAGTGGTAAGTCCCTGGCCTGTGGTCAAATACTCTTGAACGCTATGGAGCAGGGTATAAACTGCCTCTCTGTCTCCTTAGAGATGAGCCCTAAATCCCAGTTGGCGAGAATGTGGAGACAGGCCTCTCTCTTGTTGCAGCCGACTATAGACTTCGGCCTAGGGTTTAATGCTTGGGCTCGGAACAAACTCTACTTCTTCGACAAGCAAGGTAGCGTTGGCCTGGACATGCTTCTTGCAGTTATAAGTTATAGCCGGGACAGGTACAACACGCAGCTTATCCTCGTAGATTCTCTGATGACTATAGGGGGTATAGCTAATGATGATTATACAGCCCAGAAGAATGTGGTCTGTCGTCTAACTGACGCCTGCAGAGACTTGGACTGCCACGTCATACTTGTCTGTCATGCCAGGAAATCTATGAGCATACGAGATAAGATAGATCGCTTCTCAATCAGAGGTGCGGGGGAACTCACAGATAGGGTTGACAACGTAATACTCCTTGGGCGATACTACAACGATGATCCCACTGAGGCTGATGCGTACATGGCAATCTCTAAAGCAAGGCACTGGGACATGGCGGAGTGTGAATTTGATCTCTGGTTACATCTGGAGTCTCTAAATCTCACTACGGAACACCAACTTCCACGGAAAATAGACATGGATGACAAGGAGCTAGACAGTTAAATGCCTATAACTAAACTCTCAAAGCAAGCCGTTGAGGAAATATACATAGAGTTGCGAGAAGGAACTCAGATGAAAGATATAGCCCCTATGTTCGGCGTCTCCAGAACTTTAATATCTAAGGTGAACGTGGGCTCACTCTGGAGGAATCCGTACATGACCTATCCAATAAGGCGCGAAAAGTAATGGATAAGACCTGGAAAGCATTTGAAAGGCGCGTTGCTCAACGCACTGGAGGCGAGCGGATTCCCGTCTCAGACAGGAGAACTCCTTTAGATGTAAAGCATCCCTATCTTGGGATAGAGTGTAAGTACCGTAAGAAGATTTCTAAGTTCATCAAGGATGCAATGGCCCAAGCAGTAAGGGGCTCGGGAGAGGATTTGATACCCACTGTTATCCTTGGGGAGTACAACAATCCTGAGATGTTAGCACTAGTCCGCCTCCCGGACTTATTAAACTTACTGTCAGCGGCTCTGGGAGACTCTACGCCACCGCTTGGCGAAGGGGACGACTATGACGTTCCCTCTAACTACGGAGGAACAGACCCAGAATGACATCCCTATACCAAGATTACATTGCTATCTCTCGTTACGCAAGATATCTACCCGAGAAACAAAGGAGGGAGTCATGGCCCGAGACAGTAGACAGGTACATACAGTTCTTCTCAGACCATACAGGACAGAATCTATCCTTCTTGCGTAAGGCTATCGTTGAGAAGGACGTACTTCCTTCTATGAGGGCAGTTATGACCAGCGGGAGAGCTCTGGAAAGGGACCACGTAGCGGGCTACAACTGTGCCTACGTTGCCGTAGACCATGTTAGGGTGTTTGATGAAGCGCTCTATATTATGCTGTGTGGCACTGGCCTTGGCTTCTCTGTGGAGAGGCAGTATATAGCCAAGCTCCCTGAAGTAGCGGAGGAATTCTACCATACCGATACGACCATTATAGTTAGTGACTCCAAGCTAGGATGGGCAAAAGCCCTAAAGGAACTGGTTGGAATGCTGTATTCTGGGCTGATTCCCAAGATAGATACCTCAAATATAAGGCCCTCAGGTGCTCCGTTAAAGACTTTCGGGGGTAGAGCGTCCGGACCAGAGCCTCTGGAGAGGATGTTTCGGCACTTTATAAGGGTTTTCGAGAACGCTGCAGGCAGAAAGCTCACCTCTATGGAGGTTCATGACCTCATTTGCCATGAGGGAGAGGCTGTCTTAGTAGGTGGTGTGCGCCGGACTGCGCTAATCAGTCTTTCCAATCACTCTGACGAGAGGATGCGTAATGCGAAAAGTGGACAGTGGTGGACAGAGAATCCGCAAAGAGCACTTGCTAATAACTCGATATG